ACTCGGTCGGTGGCTGCCTGGATCAAGCATGGTTTACTCCAGGAGCCGGCGGACCCTCCTCCTCTGGATGATCCGATTCACTTCATCACCTGGTGGGGCAAGTACATGGTCCATCGTGTTCCCGATCGGCTTTATGAAGCTGCGAGCAAGATGCAGCAGGCCATTCCGGTGGTTCAGTCAGCCGCTCCACTATCATCGGCCCCGGGAGATCTGCCTCGAATCGATACAGCTCCAGCTTCATCGGGTGCCACTGGGTTCCTGGCTTCCTTGTTGCGTACCCGGGAGGAAGAGGCTGCGGCACACCTTCGATACAAGGCGGCCGTGGAAGAACCAGAACCAAACGAGGGTAAGATCCGGACCGCCCAGCGTAACTGGATGGAGCTTTCTGAACATCTTCGGCAGCTCGATAAATCCGCTCCCGAAATTCTCCGGCGATCGGGAGACATGTGGCTGGCCGTCGATGTCCTCTCCGAACTGGCGACCATTCACGCCAGCATTGCAAACGGAGTTCGATCACTCGGCCGCCGCTTTGCTGTGAAGAGTGGGATAGAGTGGACTCCGGAACGTGATCGACAATTTGGGGATGAGGTGAACTTTATTTTCAGGGAGCTGGTTGATAGTAAATTTTCTGCGGGCGGGATCGCATGAGTGACATTCCTGAAAGCATCAGGGACATTCTGGTTCGTCACCTTCAGGGGTGGTATCAGCCACAAAGTCCGCTCACGCCCTGGGAGTGGCATGAAGAGCAAAAAACCTACCTTGCTTGCCAGGAGTCACAGGATTTCGCGGGGCCTTTTGATAGCAGCCTGGCTCCGCAAAACCGCTTTATCATGGAATTTTTCTCAGGAAAATTTTCTGAGAACATCGAATTTCTTCCTGGTACCCCGCGGGATAGTGAATGGCGGGAGATGATCGTGATGAAAAGCTCCCAAGTGGGAGTGACGCTGGCGGTGCTGCTGGCGCTGGTCTGGGTGATTGCGGAGCAGGGAAAGAATATCATCTACGCTATCGACAGCGAAAAAGAGGCCAAGCGCATCAGCACGGCCCGATTCCAGCCGCTCATCCGCGGATGTGCTCCTGCTGCTGCCAAAATCAAACCCGGAGAGGCTGGATTTAATGACCTCACCTATTTTTTGCTCGGCTGCATCGTGTACCTGCTTGGCGGCGGGAGCGATGGTGCCTATCAGAACAAATCTGCGACCGTGGGAGTGCTCGATGAGGGCGATCACCATCCGCCTCCAGGGCCGGGCCAGCTGAACAACCTCGACGAACTCCGCGCCCGTATGAAAGGCGTGGCCACAGCCAAGATCATCGAGATCAGCCGCCCTAAGACCGAAGCCGACCTGACCGCACGAGAGCATAAGACTGGCACCCGTCACGTCTGTGTGGTTCCCTGCCCTCATTGCGGCGATTTTCAGGAACTGCAGAATGACAGCCTACGCTTTGATCACTGCAAGGATCTTGCCGGCGAATACGACCTGGAGCGCGTACTGAAAGAAACTTGGTATGAGTGCGGCCTCTGTCACAAGCCCATCTACGAGCACCACAAGCGCGACATGATGCTTGCGCATCGATGGAGGCAGACCAATCCGACTCCAGCTCCGGGGAAAATCTCCATCCACATCAGCGATCTCTACAGCCAATTTGCCTCCAGCACCTGGGGGAAACTGGCCTGCGAGTACATCCCCGCGCTGAAGAGCATTGCGGCGATGACGCGCTACCGGCAAGAGCGGCTTGGAAAGCCAGAGAGACTCCGATCGAGTGAGTTGAAGACTGAGGACATCCTCAAACTCCGCAGCTCCTACCATCGCAAAACACTCCCGGATAAACCCGCGCTCTATGCCATGGGCGTGGACGTCCAGTCCGATGTGAAAAAATGGATCAAAGGAGGATTCAATCTTCATGGTGACCTCTGGCTCTCCGACTGGGGATATACCCTTGCCTACGATGAGCTGCTTGAAATTGCCGATGCTCCCACTCCGATCGGAGTCCCCTTTGGAAACTGGAACCGCTCGGAACCATGGACCGAGGAGAGTGTTGTTGTGGAGCAGGGAATCATCGATGAGGGGCACGACATGGAGGGAGTGCGGCGCTTGTGCGTCCGGAGCGACGGCCTCTTTGTGCCTAGTAAAGGCCGCGGCGGCATTCAGATCCGCAGCCTGGTCAACGAGAGCATCGGTGAAATCGACGGTGAGGAGATCATCACCTATCACTTTTCAGACGATCAGTTTAAGAAAGCGCTCCTGATCGGCCGTATCGCTGAACTACCTAAAATTCTTGCCGGAAAATCCAAAAGCCCCCGGCTGTACCTGCCTTATGAAGTCGATGCAGAATTTGCCGATGAACTCACCAGTGAGAAGCTTGTGGTGGAGCAAGATCGCCTTGGCTACCCGCGCGAAATTTGGAAAAAGGCTCCCAGCATTCCGAATGACTTTTCAGATGCACTGAAAAACCTCCTGGTGATCTGGTACTGGATGGGCCCGGGAATCGTGGCAGCACACCCGTCTGTGCCGCCTCCGGAGACAGCTGATGCAGCTTAGGGTTTTTTGTCTGCCGATCCTCCCGGATCAGGCATCCGATGATCAGTAGATCATCGGACTTCTCGGCTGATCGCCTCGAATGACTAAACCGCGCACCCCGCGCGCCTTTTGACGGGCTTGTTTGACTATCGCTCCTTCTGTATGGCAGAAGCCGTGAGAGAGCCGAGGCACTAAGCCGCGGGGTTTTTCGTTTTACCCGCGCATGAATGGGGGACATCCCGCAGTCCCCGCCGATCCACGGAGCGGGACTTTTTGACGGCACTTGTCTCCGGACAAGCTGTGCCGCCCTTTGGGCCACGCCATGCGGCGTGCTCTTACGCGCCGCTTCCCAGCGGCTTGTTTGACATAGGTGCAAGGGGCAATGGCCTTTGATGACACCGTAAAATCGTACCTTCGGCTTTATAGCCAAGAACAAATTGAGGCCGCCTTAAGGGTGGCACTCGCTGATCAGGCCAGTGGTGTAACCATCACGGGGATCTCTGGTGATGGGGGATCTACGAACGGAGTGATCAATGGGCACACCGACCAGATCATCAGCATCCTGAATGCCTGCCTGGAACGTCTCGATGCTGGCTATCCGAATGATCAGGTTGACCAGCCTGTCAGCCACTGGGACTTCAGCCGCCAAATTCTCGGCACCTGAGTTATGGCAAAGAAGCCCTCCCCTGCCTCAAGTCGCCGTAGCTCCTCTGCGCGGTCCCGATCTGGCGCAAAATCATCGACCCTTCAGACATCAGCCTGGTCGAGTTTCGATGCGGCCAATCGGAGCACTACTCGCGGATGGATTTATTTTCCCACGCTCGACACCGCAAAGGAACTCGACAGCTACAGCCACTGGGAATTGGTGAAGAAGGCTCGCTGGTTCTATGCAAATAGCGGGTTTGCCCGCCGCGCGGTGAATGGCCTCGCGAACATGATTGGATTCCTCACCCCGCGTGCGCTGACGCGGGATCCTGTGTGGAACGAACTGGCAATGAGGAATTTTGAGTCCCGTGCCGGCTCTGCGCAGATCTGCGATTTGATGGGCAAGCATAACTTTTACGACTACCAACTCGCCCTGAGTCGCAATGAGTTGAAGGACGGTGACATGATCACCGCTCTCAGCAAGACGGCCAGCGGTGGTGCAGCTTTTCTGGGCTACGAGGCTCATCAGATCGGCAATAGCTCCCTGACAGATGCTGACGTCTGGAGCAATGGCGTCCTGTCCGACCGCTTCGGTCGGCACCTCGCCTATCGCATCATTAGTGGCTCCGGTCATTACGACATCGCCGCGTCCGACGCTATCTACACGGGAGATTTTGAACGGCTCAATCAGCCTCGTGGCATCACCGGCTTTGCGCATGCCATCAACCATCTCCACGACATCACCGATATCACCCGTGATGTGAAGCTGGGCATCAAGGTGGGAAATCAGATCGGCTTCTACCGGACCCGTCCTGGTCAGAAAAATACCTCTTCGGCAAATCGCCGCATGGGCGCAGGCCGCAATCAGCAAACGCCGGACCCGACAATCCCTGCGGCCAAAGTTGACCTTGAGGAAATCTTTCGCAGTGGCAAGGTCCCCGACCTGACCGATGGAGAGGAGCTCCGGACGCTTTTGGATACCCGGCCGCATCCGAACCAGATGTCCCTGATTGACTTCCTCGTGCGCGATATGAGCCTAGGATTTGGTGTCGCTCCGGAGGTGCTCACGCTGGCTGGATCCAAGAACAGCGTGGCGAACCGCATGGTCCTCTCGGATGCTGAGAAATGGGTGGATCAGAAACAGGGTCGGCTTGCTGACCGCTTCTGCACCCGGTACTGGGTCTATCACGTTGCTTGCGAAATGAAGGCCGGTCGCCTTCCGAAATGCAAAGACCCCGAGTGGTGGAAGGTCGGCTGGATTCCTCAGAAGCGCCTCACGGTGGACCGCAGCAAAGATGGCAAACTCAGCATCGATTTGCACAAGGCCGGCATGATCACCCTGGCCCGTCATTACGACGAACAATTCTCCCAGGACTGGAAGCCGAATTGCGATCAATGGATGGATGAGCTCGCCTACCTGCGCGATGGACTGAAAACCCGCGGCTTCCAGGACATGAGCGAAGTGCAGCTCCTTCTGGGCGCACCGAATGTGAAAGTCACCGAGCAGGCCCAGCCCGACGAGCTGCAGCATGATGGGAAAAATCCTCCGCCTGATGACACCGACGAAACGCCTGGCCTCGATGATTCCGGAGAGCCGCTCGACGAGTAACCCGATTTCCAAAATCACCTGATCTAACCCCACCGCGCCATGAAATTCGCCCACCTGCTTACAGCCTTCTACTTCCAGCCCTGGGCCATTCGTCCGGATGCACACATGCTCCTGGGTCGCAAACTCCACGACTACCTGCAGGCGCGCAATGGCAAGATGACCCGAGCCGACTTGCTCGGTGATGAAGATGAGGATCAGGACAATGGTGACGGGGACGATACGGGAGCACGGCCGGCACCCGAAAGTGCCATGGGCGTCATGTTGATTAGGGTGCATGGCATCATCGGTCGCCACCTCGGCTGGCTGGAGATGATGTGCGGTGGCTACGATCTCGACTGGTTAAATGCAGATCTCGATGCTCTCGAAGCCGATACCTCCATCCATACCGTCATCTTCGATTTCAATACACCCGGCGGCCAGACCTCTGGCGTAGCCGAGGCGGCGGCCCGGATCGCCGCGCTTGGCGTGAATACCATTGCCTACACCGATGGGGAATGCTGCTCGGCTGGCTACTACCTTGCCTCCGCGTGCGATGAGATCCTTGCTTCCCCGAGCGCGACCGTTGGCTGCATCGGCGTCTATATTGCCGGCGTGGATAGCTCTCGGGCGTGGGAGCAGGAGGGCCTGAAGCTGAAACTCTTCCGCGATGGCAAATTCAAAGCCCTGGGGATGGATGGCAAGGAATGGACCGCTGATGAAGATGCCTTCCTGCAAGCGCGAACCGATAAAGTCAGCGCGCAGTTCAAGGGATTTGTCCTCGCCCAGCGCCCTTTCGTCTCGGCAGATACCATGCAGGGGCAATGGTTCGACGGGGATGATGCTGAAGATAATGGCCTAGTCGATGATCTCTCGCCTGACCTGCAGAGCGTCATCACGGCTGCGGTCGCTGCCGGATTGCTTGCAGAATAATGTTCAACAGCAACCCCGCTAGCCACGTGGCTAGCGGGGTTTTTTTTGTTTTAAGGGGCATTGTTTTTCCGTTCCGTGGTTTTTGACGGCACTTGCCTCCCGGCAAGCGGTGCCGCCCTTCGGGCCACGCCTTACGGCGTGCTCTTACGCGCCGCTTCCCAGCGGCTTGTTTGACACGGCAAGGAAGTCATGAGCAAACGACTCCTAAACTGCCTCCTCTTCCTCTCCGCTGACAACCTTGGCGCGGCCGGCTCCGCAGCCGCTCCCGCACAATCAGCTGCTCCTGCCGCCCCGGCTGCAGCTGCACCAGAAGCTCCCGCCGCTCCCGCACAACCGGCAGCTGCTGTGGCCAAGCCCGGCATCTTTGCCAAGGCTGGTGAATTCATCGCTGCCCGCGCTGACCTCCTGCAGAAAATTTCCGCCCACGAGACCACCATCACGGATCTCCGGGGGCAGCTGAGCACCGCCCAGGGCACCATCACCACGCAGCTCGCAGAGCTGACGGAGCTCCGCGCCGGCAAGGCGAGCCTCGAAGCGGCTGTTGCAGGACTGGAGACCTCTGCCAAGTCGGCTGAGGAGCAAGCAATCGATATCGCAGCTTCCCAGGGTGTCCCACCCAAGCAGCTTGCTGCGGTTTCCGCTGAGGCCAAGACCGCCGAGGAACTCCGCGCTGACTGGAACGCGATCAAAGATCCCACGGCCCGTGCTGCCTTCTACGCCAAGCACAAGGACCAGCTCCTCACGGCCTGATTTGACACCCGCACGCTGACAACACCTCACCCAACGCACACACACCTCGCTACCCACTGATACAATGATCACTAAGTTTCGCACCTTCACTAGCCTGCTGCTTGCAGTAGCTGTCATCGCCACTTCGTTTGTTATCGGAATCCATAACGGCGCGACCGCCGGTGTTGCCTTTGCAGGCATCTTCACCGTGTTTGGTGCTGGGATGTTTTCGACCACATGGATCACGCCCCACCTTGGAGCTAACGCACTCGGCTCTCTCTCAGGTTCCCTGATTCTTCAGGAAGCCCTTCAACTCACCTTCTCGCATCGTCCTCTGCTGAAAATGATCAGCAAAGGGTTCCGCGAGATCGACGGTAGCGTCGAGAACGCGCTCCTGAACCAAAGCGTCATCACCCGCACCTTGAGCATTCCCTCGGTGGGTAATTTCGGCGATGCGGCGTCCGACATCGCTGACACCGATGTGCCTGTCGTGCTGAACGGATTCAAGCAGGTCTTTATCACGCTGACTGCGGCTCAGTACAACGCCACCAACCGCGATGTCATCAGGGAGGAGGCACAGCCCATCGCGACGGCGATCGCCAACCACATCGTCGACAGCGTGAGCGCCCTCTGGGTTGCTGGCAACTTTGCCAAGAGCCTGGTCACGGCTACCAATACCCGTGCAGACCTCACCCTGCCGCTCATGACGGCGATGGATGGCACGACCGATGCCAATGCAATCCCCGCTGATGGCCGATTTGCAGTCTTTAATGGCACCGTCTATGGTGGTCTGCTGGCTGACCCCGTGATCGTGGCAGCCTTGAACAACCCCTCCAACGGGGACGCCATCAAGACTGGCAAACTTCCTGCCGTGGACGGCATCCAGATCGATAAGATGCCCACCCTCGGGAATGGTGGTGCCCATCGCGTCGGTTTCGCCGGTACGCCTGATTCCACCTGCTACGCAGCCCGTGCTCCTAAGGATCCATCCGAGCTGCTCCCAGGAGCTCAATTCCCCGGTGTCATCGGCTATGTCGAGGACCCCGCGACGGGATTCCGCGTCATGGTCAACCAGTGGATCGGCACAGACCTTTCGCTCAACAACCGCATCATCTGGCTGGAGGGCTATGCGGTCGGCAACGAGAACAACGGTATCATCATCAGCAACGCCTGATTTTTCACCATCCCCGCAGCTCCCCGCTGCACGACAGAAAGCACCGAGAGATCACCACATGGCCTCTCGGTGCTTCTTTTTTTAACCCATCATACCAACTCCGATGACAGCATTTGAAAAAGTCCAATCTCTCTACGCCCAACTCGCCTCCGGCGCGCGGATCTCTCCTACAGTCTTCGAGAAGCACCTCAAGGAACTCTACGCCGAGCACGAGCAGCTGCTTGCCGCTTTTGCGACCTCTGCAGCGAAAGTCGAAGGTCAAAAGTCGAAAGCCAGCATTCTGAAGCCTTCGTCCTTCGTCCATCGTCCTTCGACTCAGCTCTAAACCTTCCCTCTTTTTCCCATGAATCCTCTCTCCGTCCGATCTCTGGCGCAGCGTGGTGCCGATCTGAAGCTCTGCCTCTACGGGCATCCCTGCTCCTACAAGGGCAACGCATTCATGGCGACCAAACTCCCGACGCGCGATGCTAGGGCGCTGCGAGCCGGTGGCCTCACCATAGATAGCGATACCGTGATCCGTCTGCTCAAGAGCGCGCTGCCGATCGTGCCAGTCTCCGAGACCATGGTGACCGTCGATGGCAAAGAATACCGGATCGCCGAGGTCAAGGATGTCACCGATCCGATCGCTGAATGGGTATTGGCGCTCCATAACCTCGCCTGATCATGATCACGGCGCAGATCGACATCAGTGGCATGCAGGAGGTCATCGCGGCGATCTCCGTGTCCACGCTGCGCCCGATGAAGGAAGTGACGCTTGCCGAGAGCAAGAGCGTGTTGCAGACCACCATGGATCGCACGCCGCTCCTGACTGCTGGTAAAATTCGCAGCGGCCTTGAAAAGAAATTTCACCAATTCGCAGACGCGACGCATTGGGGCCCCACGGCCACAGCGGTTATCCCGCGGATTAGCATTGCGGCCGGTAAGGGTAATGTCTGGCTGCTCAAGGATGCAGCCACGAGGAAAAGCCCTCGGAAAAAAGGCTCCAGAGCGATAGCGGGTGGTCCTGTCTGCCACTTAATCAGTCAACACCACGAGACAGAGGAAGACTGGAGTCTCTATCAGGCCCTGGAGAAAGAACGCAAGAGCACCCTTGCCGCCAAGATCAAGGAACGGCTGGCTCGCCGCGGCTTGCCTCGCCAGAGCTGGTGGTTGATGGCTCAGATGTCGGGCGTGCCGGTTAGAGCCAGTAGTGTGGTGACAGGCGCCCGGGTGCGTGGAGCACTACTGGATGATGTCGCGCGCGTAACCGCCGCCTCTGGCCCGAACTCCTTCACCATCTCCTTTGCAAATTCCTCGCAGGCCAGCATCAAACATGACGGCTTCCGCATCCTCCAGGGAGTGCTGGCAGGTCGTGAAAAATACTTCCGCACCAACATGGAGAAAGGCGTCTTCGACAGCGCCAAGGAAGTAGAGCGAGCCTATCCGAATCTCATCTCCGTCACCTAACCTCCTCACTTTTTACCTTCCTACTTTTTACTTTCAGCCATGTCCCTTCCCGCCCTTCAGCTTGAAAATTCCCTTGTCGCCTATCTCCGCCCCATGCTCTCCGGGGTGGCCATCCATCCCGGCCATAGCAACGAGGAGCAGAGCGCGCTGCCGCGGGTCATTTTTTCGGCTACCTCAGCCGGCGGGGATCTCTCCATCGGTGCAGGCGTCGATGAGATCGAAATCGAGATCACGATCATCACGGCGATCGGCTCGGTGAATGGTGACCCTGATCCGGTACAGACCATTTCGATGCTGGCGGAGACAATCCGTGAAAAGTTGGGACTCGATCAGATCGATACCCTCGCCACCATTCTTTCCTTCCAGGCGCCTCCTCTTGTGCTCTCTGGGCTGGAATACGAAGGCCAGAGAGAAGGTCGCGATACTCAGCGCGCGATCCATGGCCTCATGCTTGATTACCGCGCCTGGGTGGCGTGATCTGCTGCTTGTTTGATTCGCTCGCGCCCGCGCGGCTCACCCCTTCGGGGCTGCTGATGTTTTGACGGCACTTGCCTCCCGGCAAGCTGTGCCGCCCTTCGGGCCACGCCTGCGGCGTGCTCTTACGCGCGCGTTCCCACGCGCTTGTTTGACACCCGCGCTCTGTCATGAGCAACAACGTCCTTGGTACCGGTCTTGTCCGGGAAGTCGCACCCACTTTTGCAAATTTTGTCGTCGTCGACGGCACGTGGAAAGAAAAAGACACCACGATGCACGAGCGCACTGACGGTGGTGATGGTAATGTGCTCAACTATTCCTTCTGGAAGCCGGGCGTTGATGCTACTTGCGACCTGGTTTTGAAAGTTGGTTCGGTCCCGCTCCTTATCGGTGACGTGCTGACCGAGACCGCTGATCCACAGGCTGGTGCAACCGTTCGTTCCTTTGTGGTGCTGGATGCCACCAAGTCCAATTTCGGCGGCAAGCCACTTCGCCAGGCCGTGCAGCTCGCCTACCACACCGGCTTCACGCCGACCGTCGTTTCCTAATGTTCCGCCGTGAGCCGACAACTGGCAGAATGTGTCCTCCACGCCCCGCACAGCATCTGTGGGCGGACACTCCAGCCACTCTCGATCTGGCACTACTGGCTGCTTGATTTTGTCGGCAGCCCCTTGGTGGGAGCGAGTGAGAAAGGAGGCGCGAGCGATCTTGCTCTTGCGATTGAGATCTGCTGCCGTCCTGCAAGTTCTCCGTCGCAGACCTGTGAGCTACCGCTCTCTGTGGATCCCTACCTCCTAGAGCAGCTGCACGAAGTAGGGCTTTCCGAAGTCCTGGCGTCCCTCAAAGTCTATTTTGCGGACTATGTCGCCTCTCCTCGCGTCTGGGAGTCTGAGGAAGGAAGGCCAATCCGCAGCCCGCTCTGCCTCTACATGGTGTCTGTCCTCATGCGGCAGGCCGGCATGAGTCATGATGAGGCCTGGGCGACACAGTTCGGCTACGGCCGGCACCTTTGCCTCGCCCTCGCAGAAGCCGGTGGCAATGAGATCCCGCTTCTGAGTGCCGCGGAGGAGCGGGCGCTGATTGAGGCAGGCTACACCTCCTGACATGAGCGAAAAAAACGCCATCAATTTTAAGCTAGGCACGGATAATACCCTGCTACGAACGGGCCTGCAACAAGCCGAAGGCCAAGTGCAGAGTTTTAAGGAACAGACTCACGACATGCTGGCGGGACTTTTTGCAGGCATAGGGATCGAACAGATGCTCTCCAAGTTCTCAGAGATCAAGAAAGTGTCAGAGACCTTCGATACCACATCGGAGGCGGTGCAGCGAGCATCGGGAGCCGCAGAACATTTTGATACCACAATCGAAGCGGTAGGCACCGCTATGGCTAAAATCCGCAGCGGCCGAGGGGATGTGCTGGAGAAGCTGGGGATCGATGCTGAAGCCTTCAAAAAAGTTGGTCTTGATCAACAGCTCGTCATGGTGGCCGCCGCACTTGAGAAGATCACCGACCCCCAGGAGAGGGTGAACAAGGCCTTCGAGGTTATGGGTCCCCGCGCGAAAGAGATCATGCCCATGATTCTGGCGGGGAGCGCGAAGCTGCAGGAGGTGATGGGGCAGGTGGCCACGCTGGACAATGCCACAGTGGATCAGCTTGCCAAATCTGACAAACAACTCAAAGCCATGCAAAATACAGTGGAAGTAGGCATGGGGTATATTTTTGGGTTTATCAACAACATCATGCAGAGCGTTGGGGCGTTCGAAGGGGGCATCATGGCGGGATTAGTGAGCATTGCTTCGCGTGTTGGACAGTTTTTTGGAGCACTAAGCCATCACGACTGGTCGGGGATGAAGGCATCATTCAGCACGGCAGTTAGTGATATGGTGCAGATATCCTATAATGCCAAAGATCAGATACACGACATTTGGGTTCCCGCTGGCGCCGGCAGTGAGTCTTCCGGTGGTGCAGCTGATACGAACGACAATGGTGCCGATGGGATTGGGAAAGCAGCCAAAGAACGCGCACCCCTTGCGGATCGACTACGTGATATAGAGCAGGAACATGCGACCAAACAACTCGACACCCAAACCCGCCTGAATCAACTCGCTGCGGAGCGTGCGCAACTGGAACTGACCCTCTTTGCCATGAGTTCGGACGATACTGAGAAGCGCGCAGATCTTGAGGACAAACTTGTTGCAAATGCAAAGGAACGCTTGAAACTGCAAGACCGGGCGCGTGAGGAGAATGACAAGGCCTCAGAGGCCTCGGCTAAAGCGCGAGCTTCGGAGAAAGAGCATGCCGCCCGGGCTGCAGAGGAGACTCAGCGCAAGGCGGAAGAGGACAAACAGCGTGCCGCCAAGGCCGCAGAGGATGCCAAGCGCGAGGCCGAGCGCACCCGTGAGCAGCAAGGTCGTGACTACTTCCGCCGTGCTGAGGAACAGCTCGGCTTTGCCTCCGGAAAAGATAGCCGCACTGATTACGAGAAGGGTGGCCAGCACCTGGCCGGGGTGAATTACCAGGTGGTCAACTCCGAAGCCGAAAGGGGTATCCGCTTACAGCAAGAGAGTCGCAACTTCCTGCAAAAGATCGCCGAGAAGGAATGGACCGTGGAGATCCCCGATGCCCAGTAACCGAGGTGAAACCTAAAATGAACCAGCGTCTAAAGTCTAAAGTCGAGAGTCTGAAGCCAGCAGATAGCAGCCTTCGGCCTTCGTCCTTCGTCCTTCGACTCAGCCTGTGCTCCCTATGACCACTCTCCACATTCTGGGTACAAATCCTAATTCATTACTCCCGCAGGCCAAGACGCGCTTCCGTGAGGGGCGTGATGGTGTCTTCACCATCGAAGAGAGTTTCCGGGTATTAAAGAGCGGATGGATCCTTTGCTGCCCCGAACGGGGTTCCCCGCATTCGATTTATAGTAATGCCGCGCTGATGGAGCGCAATGCTCAGGAGTCGTCGGTGCCCGGCATGGTGGATGTGGTCCTCGTGTACAATACGCCACCATCCGGCTCTATGATTGGTCCGTCCGGGTATCTGCCCCCGGATGAGTACACCGAGACGGCTAGTGAGATCGTCAAGCCGATCGAGGCGCATCCCGATTTTAATACCTTTGGCACTGTGGCGAACGGTGCCATCTTTGATCCGCCGATCCCCCCGCTAGCTCAGGGCAAATTTCGAGGATGGGTCGCAACTAGTCCCTTTGCAGGGTATGACACCTATTCCGTGGCAAGCGTGACCGAGAGCATCACCAAATACTACTGGTCTCAGCCGCCAAGCGTCACAGACCAGGTGGGGACGATTCAGGGGGTATATTGGCGCGTGGCGAGCGGCTCGACGGGCCGTCGATACCCCTACTGGACGCAGACCATCCTGCGGGTCTATTCCGATGACGGATGGAACACGACGGTCTATCCGGACTAACCACCGATGGCCACTGACATCGATAGGCTCAAAATCTGGCACGCGGGGCTGATCGCGCCGTGGCGGTGGAATGAACTCATCGATATCGTCCATTCTGGACTGATCTCGGGTTTTGTGGGCGGCAGCTATGAGCGCTCCCTGCTGGGGACGCAGCTCAAGCTGCTCGATCGAGGGGGAGGAGGTAGTGGTAGTGCGTCGCCATTCCCGTGGCAGCTCAAGCCTGTCGTGGAGGAGATCGACGGCGGCTTTGATGGTCGGCTTGCGATCCAGTACGGAGAGATCGATAGTGTCCCTCCGAGCGGCATGACCGATGATGGGAGTGGTGACACCTTCACCATTGATCCTCTGGATGGAACCAACGGCACCTCCTGGATCTACATCATCATCACCTTTGATACCACGACACGCCAGATCAATAGCCGTACCATCGGCTATACAGCCTCCGGCGCTGACATTCCGGCCAATACTCATACCACGAAGTATGTTGTCATCGGGCAGGTGCAGTTTACCGAAACCGGGGGAGATGCTCCAGGGTACTACACCGTGCTCTCTCAGGAGATCTCACAGAGCCTCTACACTGATCAGGCCTATTACCTCAGTGATGGGGAGAATACCTTCTTTGCCGATGAGAATTCCGTCCAGTTGGTAGATACCACCTATACCGCGCGCCTCGAATCGAGCTCCCTGACAATCACCGATTATCCCATTGTCGATGGCTCAGGCGACGGGGAGCAGATTTTACTAGAGGTCGATGATGTGGGCACGGCAAAGATCCACGCGCAGGCCGGAGGTGATGGAGGGGCTACCTTTGATCTGCTTGCCGACGATGTGACCGGTGAGGCATCCCTGATCCTCGATGACGGGGATGACTCGGTGACGACCCTCAATACAAGCCAACTCCTTTTTAATGACGGCGATGGTGAGACGCTGACGGCCAACATTGATAAGACGGTCGGTGCGGTGCAGGTTCTGGTCCACGCTGGAAGTTCTGCGCAGAATTTCCAGCTCACCGCGAATGACACTTCCGGCATCAGTTCGCTGACGCTGATGGGGAATGATTTTGCGCAGGATCTTGTCCTCCAGACAAACAACGGAAATTTCACTGAAATCAACGGCTATGCAGGAGGGGCAGGAACAGGTCCAACCTTCGATCTGATTGCTGACGATGATGCCGGAGAGGCGATGCTGACCCTCGACGATGGCGATGGGAACACAACCACAACGTCAACGTCTGAATATATCATCTTTGACTATACTAGCGGCGAGTCGGTCACGATCAACATGCCGACGAATGCAGGCGGCGACACGGTCAGCGCCTCTTGGCAGGAGATAGCCATTTGCGCCGAGGATGGTTCTACCAAGCATATGAAGGTGTTGGGCACAGCCATTTACTGATGACTGCTCCAAAGCTCAAGAAAATTATATCGCAGTGCGACCACGTTGTTTGCACGTGCGACTATACCTGTGCTAAGTGCCCTGCAGGAAACGACTGTCCGCCTGACTGCGGTTCCGGTTCATCCTCCAGTGTCATCAGCCATTCTTGCGCTGATGGCGTGGTTATTCACTGCTATAGCGTCTGCACACCAAGTCCGATAGCACCCACTGCTCTTACACCATGTGCCTCATGTGGGTTTCGAGATCCTGCTACTGGTCTTCTCTATTCTACACTAGATATTGCTGCAGGTAGTTATGATTCACCGGCATGGGCTGTGAACGAAGCGAACTATTGGGCTTGGGTACACATAACATGGCCTGCCATCACTTACACGGCAACGCCGCCAGAAGGTGGAGGATGTACATATGATCCAAATCCAACTGACGGTATTGTCGGAGCAGTTGCAGAGTATTGGGCTATTCCTAATACGATTGCGGCGATTGAGTTTCCTACTAACTATAATGGTACAGCCACTGGCTACGAAGAAATTTTTGGAGGAGGAGAAGGGGATGCTATTTCAGTGCCTGCATTTTCAGCTAATCCTTATAGTTATGTGAATGTTAATTCAGTAACTGGTGAGGTTTACGCAGGAGGTTACAATGGATGGTCGTCACTCAATCAATCATTCCCGGGTTACAATTCCTATAGAGATATTATTCCCTGTTGTACCTCTGGCATGATAGAGGTGTATGGTGGTGGAGTAGCACAGGGATGTTGTCCTGGGACGATGACTGCGGCCCATAATACAGACGGATCTGCTGCTGGCTGCTGCCCCACGGCTTTCACCTACTCAACATCGCTCCATCAGTGCGTCTGGGCTGGATAATATGGAGACACCCTGCCAACTATCCCCTGCCCAGGTCAGCCAGATAGCCTTCGGTCTGACCCGTCGATCACGCCCGAAGCGGGCCTCCCTTTGGCTCTCCAGGGGCAATCACCGCAAAGGAATCCATGCTCGCCTCGCCGGGATCTGGATCACCCGAATTGCCGCTAACCCCGATGCAGCAACTCTCGCCTGCCAAACCTGGCAGGATTACCAAACGGCAGTAGCCACTCTTCCCCCAGCAGCAACTACGACGTCCTCTACACCCGCCCACGTCGGAATAGGGCCTGGAACCGAACTGAAGAAACTGTTGTCGAAGATAGGTATTGTGGCCGCTCCTGGATGTTCCTGCAACAGCCGCGCTGCGCTGATGGATAAGAATGGCCCAGATTGGTGTCAGGAGCATCTTGAGGAAATCATCGGGTGGCTCGGTGAGGAATCAGCCAAGCGCCATCTCCCTTTCATTCCTGCTGCCGCCCGTCTTTTGGTAAAAAGGGCCATCGGGAATGCGCGGAAGCTTTCGGCATCGACCGGGGCTTTTTGACGGCACTTGTCTCCCGACAAGCTGTGCCGCCCTCCAGGCCCCGCCTTCGGCGTGCTCTTACGCGCCGCTTCCCAGCGGCTTGTTTGACATTGCCGCCCCATTGTACCTCACCATTTAACCTTCCCACCTTTTACATAGTCATGAGCTTTTTTATTAAATCCATTGGAACCATCGCGGCAGTTTCCGCTGTCGTCGCCACTGACATCTCTCTGCCGCAGGGCGTCAGGGATGTGATCACGGAGAACCTCTCCTCGATCACGGGGTACGACAGCGTCATCCTGGAGGCTCACGGCCATTTCGGGGTCGGTGGATCCGCGCAAATCAAAATTAACGCATTCAATCAGGCCGTGGCTCCTGCCCCTGTTGTGCCTCCTGTTGTTTCCTCGGTGCCGCCCGCCTCCGGTGACAGCACCGCAGGTGCTCCCGTATCCGGAGAGGGTGCTCCGGCTGGAACATCGGCATCCCCCGCGGATGGATCAGCTGCGCCTGCGACTCCGTCCTCCGTTTAAGACTGATTTGTTGGTTAGTTGACTGAAGCCGCTCGCCCGGGGGGACGAGCGGCTTCTTGCGTTGTGGATGCAGCGTGTTGTTTTGTCTGCCGATCCTCCCGGATCAGGCCCCCGCTGATCTGCTGATCATCGGACTTCTCGACTCATCGTCTCGAATGACTAAGCCGCCGCCCCGCGTCGCCTTTTGACATGCAAGCAGTGATAGCTGCCAATGATCACTTTTCCCGCCCCAATCAAGGTCATTAAGGACTCGATGACCATCACGTCACTCCCCTTTGTCCTCCGCGACAATGCGCAAAAGAAGCTCGTGCAGGTTCAGTTTACCGGCATTCCCGCCATGGTGACTGTCTGGTCAGGTGCCGCTTATGACACGGCCGGTGACTACACGGAGGCGCAGCTTGAGACAGCGGTGAAGGCATTGATCGGTAGTGATCCCGCAGCCTACCTGGAGAGTCTCTTTGCCAAGGCAAATGCAGCCCGCGCGGCATCCACGCCCTCGGCGTAGCACTATTTTTAGCCATGCCACTCCTCACCTACGATCTCGACCTGGGGAGCTTCGTTGCCGCCCCGCTCAACCGCGTCCCTCTCACCACGCTCTCCTGTACCCGCGGAGACAGTGAGCAGATAGGCATCCAGTTTTCGCGATCCGGAGTGGTGCAGGCATTAAGTGATGGGGCAGCCACGGCTCAGCTCATGATGAAGCTGCCCGGGCAGTATGAGGGGCAGACGCCTCTGGTATCCGCTCCCGCTTGGGTATCCTCCGGCGCTGACGTTACCGCCCTCTACACCTTCACCCCGTTGCTCAATACCAATGCGCTCAATATGGCACTGGTCAATGGCGCTATCACGGCGCAGGCGGCAAATGACGCAGCGCGCTTTGCACTGGGGGGGTTAGTGAACGGGAATATCGTCTATAACCTCGACACAGGCCTAGCCTGGCAGGTTATCGATGCGACTCAGGCCACGACGGCTGCCGGGTGGACACCAGCCCCGGCATTGCCCTCGTTGACCGTCATCACCGAAGTGCAGATGATCGTATCTGGGAGCGTGATCACCCTGGGCGATCTGATCACGACGATCTGGAACGATTATATCAAGGGCACCGAGGGGTCCCCTTCCACGGTGGTGCCATCGTCCTATTTCCTGCTGAGTTCCGCGAGCCACGTGTGGCGGATCACCATTGGCGACGACGGTGTGTTGCTTCCAACCCAAATTTCCTAACCCATGAAAAAAATACTTCGTCTCTCCGTTGTTGCCATCAGCCTTCAGCTTTCAGCTTTCAGCATTGTCGGATCAGCCTCCGCGCAATCCGTCGCTGCTGTTTCCGTGGACACCAATGGCGTCCTGTTGAGCCGCTTCAGCAGCTTTGCTGCAACAAACGGCCTCCTCACCACGAACTCCCCATTGCCATGGAGCAAAGTCACCAATCTCCCCACTACCTTGGGAGGCTATGGAATCACCAATGCCGACACCAACGGAGCGGCATTGGTTGTCAGCAATGCACTGGGCCTGCTCATCACCAGCAACACCACCGCAATCTCCAGCAACGCCACAGCGATCACGGCGGTTAGTAACTCGCTGACAAATTATGCATTAGTGACAGCAGCCCTGACTAATTTCGGATCTGGGGCACTCTCGTCACTCACCGTCACCAATAATTTCTTTGCCAACAACGGGGCGTCTGTCACGGGGGTGCTTAATGTTTCGGGCTCGGGGGTCTTTGGCGGGG